GCCCGATACGTCCGTGCTGTAGAGGACCGACACCTTATACTGCTGTGTCGTGCCGCCTGCGTCAAACTGATGGATAACGCGGACCGTGCATTTAATCGGATTAGCCCCTGCATCATGCGAAGACTGGAGGTTATAGCTCTCTGCGGCGACATCAACCGTTGCCTCTTTCTGAAAGACGTGCTTGCCGTCTGACTTCCAGTAGATGTTGCAGCCTCTACCTACAGGATAAAATCTGCACCAGTCGTGATCACGATCATATAAATTTTCATCTGCCGTGTATCGCGCAAACCTTGATAGCGGAGTGTCATTGAGCCAGACATTGCCGACCGCTGTCCTGTAGTCCTCGTGAAGTGAACTCCAGTCCTCACCTACGGCACAAACAAGCCACATATCCTGATACTGGTCGCCCTCAAGCCTGTAATGGATTATCGGCATCGTAGAGCGCGTTGTCCCGAAGATAAGCGGTATCGGTGTCTGCGAACTTGTCGGGTGCGCCCACGGCCCGCCGCCCACACCAGGATCAGAAAATGATGCCTGCGGAGAGTTGCTGACCGAGTAATCCTTATACATCAAAAAGCTGTATATGGCCGCTCCGAAAAAAAGCCAACCGAGAAGTCCCGAGAAAAGTCCGCCTATTGCCAAGTCAGCACCCCCTTAAAATACCGCATAAACCGTTCCGCTTTCGCCTCAACAAAGGTCAGGGACCCAGCGTGAACGAAAGTATCATCGCTTGTGAATATGCCTATATGCTCCCTATTATGGATCTCGAATATTCCAAGGTCGCCGCGGATCGGCTTGCGATCTACGATATTCCACCCTGAAAGTATCGCTAAATCTTCCATGCTCCAAGCAAGCCAGTTGTGTGGAATTAAGTCATCCCACCCATACGAAAAAGAGGCAAGGTGAATACAAGTCTCACCCTGCCTCCATTCTGCCCTTGCAACTGGTTTCCCGACCCATGATTTTGCTCTTGTCGCAACTTCGTCAGCCGAATACGGGCATATAAATTTCATCGCCACATGACCCTCCGCTGTCGAGCCGCTACCCACGGGAACCCGCCGAACTGGTTGACCCTGCCCTTGCCCGTGCAGTCCGTCTTTGTTTTCGTGCATAGTCCATCAGCACCGAGATACCCGCACCGTTCGCCCTTGAATACATGGGAGCATCCCATGTTCATCAGCCTTTTCGGGAACTGTGCGCCGACATCAATCAGCGTTTTTGAAACCGTGAAGAGGACCCCTTTGTTCTCGGGCGAATAACTCCAATCTTGAATGTAACCGTCTAGCAGGACAATGTCCGAGCCTTCCTCCGTGTGGTCAGGAAACAGCCTCCGTAGAATGCATCTTGAGCCACGGAAATCTGTACCGCTTGCAAGCATAGTGCGGATGAGGTCGGTCTGAGTTTCGGGGATCGTCACTTTCGTCATTTTGCTGATGTTCGAGAGTTCGACCTTGATGCCCTCTCGCGCAAAGGGGTATGGTAGATAGTTCAAATTCTCGTAGAGATAGACAACCGACCCTGTTTGTTCTGGCGGAGTTCCGCCGACATAATCGGTCACCTTTGTGCCTGTTTCAACCAGGCGCACCCTATTGACATAATCCCTCGACAAGAGCCATGACCCCGCAAAAACTGCCGAATGTTCCCCGCCGATCAGTGCATTTCCCATGTCCAACGCGTATGTGTCGGTGAAGTCTGCGGAATTAAATGCAACCGCATTACTGTAATTTCGCTCGTTGCACTTAAATTTTGTGTAAGCAATCTCCCCGCCTATGCAGTTTGATACAAAAAGGACAGCATCTTGTTTTTCGGCAACGAACACCCTAAAGGCAAGGTGTGAAAGCGTGTACGATGGGGCATATATCGCGATTTGGTTCATATCAAGGGTCAGGAACTCTATCATTGACGATGTAGGCAGGCTTAAAATTAAATGGGCGACATCTTTTATTCCCGCATCTATTACGTTGGGATATCCAGAAAGCTCAACCGAACTGGCAGAACTGAAAAACGGATATTCGGCGATCAATCCAAGGGTCGGCGACCTAACCTCAATTTTTTTCGCTACGTGCCTGTAAAATCTGACACTTTCGCCAGTTCCGTCAGCCTCGTTGTATTTATACCCCTCGAACTCTGCATCCCAAGTTGTTCCCAAGGCATCCTTGTGCGGGGTTTCGCTAGTATCCTTTACCGAGTATGTGTTTACATACGCTCTGGTAATTTTATCCATGTGGACAGTACACATGCCCTCATAATTATATGAGCCGAAAAAGATCGTATTGGCAGTCTCCCCCCACGCAATTGTATGTTGAGCTTGTCGGTGCGCCAAACCGTTGGCTATTATCGCTGAATATGCTGAAATTTCTGGGGAAATGATTACGGTGGTACTTCTGATCAGAGTCTGGACATCTTGTGCAGAGTTACAGACTATGACGGATTCTGCGGGGATAAAGCGATATGTGACCCCTATTCTTGGCGTTCCAGACGAGCTGGCAAATGTTGTAAAAAACATCAATTCATTTTTATACTTTCTGAGCGCATGATATGACCCATAAGATGTTGCCATGTAATACGCCCAAGCCGTAGAATCACGCCATCCTGTGCTTCCCGCACCCCATATCCACAAAACATTATTCGTGCTTTTTTCTATATTCACAACGTATGATTGGATCACAGAAATTTCCGCACCGAGTTTCGCCCGGCACAAAACCAAGTTATATAATTCCCGCGTCTCGGTTTCATACAGCTTCACAGGCTGTATATCAGCGTCAACCGCCGTACCCGTGTCAAGGCTCCCCGATGCGACAATAGTCATATCCGACAGGCTGACAAGATAGACATAAAGGACAGAACCGACATACCCGAATAGTCTGATATGCCCTGTGGTGGATTCAGCAACGCCAAGCACCGCCAGGTTGGAGGGGAAGGTGAAGCCAACAGGCTTACCCATGTTGCCCGTTGTGTATTTTTTCCGACCCGCCACATAATATTCCCCGCTGTGTCTTCCCCCAATCGTCATGTTGCCGAAATGCGAGAGCGTAGACCCATCTGAGCTGAAGGTGGCAGACAGTTCGTAAGCTGTAGCCCATGAGTCAGATTCCACAGCGTAGTAGAGTTTACCTGTAGTAGTATCGACCCACGCCACTCCCACGCTTTCATGTGTACGAGAATAGAATAGGTAAGCCTCTGAACCTCGGTAGTTTGCCCCAGCTGTTATAGCAACTTCACCTGCCGTGCTGACAAGTGCAGTAGCAACAGAATTAGCGGTCTGCCCCGCCGTCGGCGTGACCGACTTAATGGTGAGCGCACCTGTTTTTCTGTATAGCCTGTAAATCTTTTCTGGACATTCAGGAAAACTTTTGAAGTCTGACGAAAACGTAGGATATGACGAAATATAGCTATTTAAGGTAATCGAAGCATCGGCGGGTCCAAAATAATATACGCGGTTATAAGATATTTCAGCATCGCTTCTATCAAACATAACAACTCGTTGATTGACATAATCCCACACAGCACTCCTGCTTGCCCATGTATATTCTGATGCTGAGCTGCTGACGCTCTTGTATAGAGAGCCGTCTAAATTATAAATTCTGCCATCAAGCGCAGTGGAGTTAAATCTCCTGAAAATTACCGCCACGCATGGGAGGTCAGCTTCGCCTTCGCCTTGCTTAATCTGGATAAACAGCGATCGCACATTGCCCCCTTTATCTATTGTAGAGCCAGATCCAGCTGAGCTGAACGATGAGGTAAGCGAACTTAAATCCATAACCCCTTCCTCGACAGAAATATCATTCTCCATGCGCCTGACAAAACTCTTTGTTGTCATCGGCTCGGCAGAATTGACAAGCCTCCACCATTCCCCACCGATCTGCATTTCAAGCGTTTCAGCTACCTTGACCCCGCTCTTGCCTAGGTCAAGGGCTACCGCATCAGAAATAAAATCACTCTTGTTCATTACTATTCACCTGCCACGACTTCTATTTCAAGCGGATGAGCCTCTGAAAGCGCGAAGGATACGCTCCAGTACCCATGCGCGACCCCCTCGAAACGTAGTGCCGATGACGCAAACCTGACATAGTATGTCGCGCCATCGAACTGATTAGTCCAGATAAACGGGATGACGCGCCCCTTCTGTGTCTCCCAAAACGTCTGTAACGTGGCCTTCTCCGCATCTGTGACAGCGGGGACTGTGACTGACCATGTTTTAATAAGGGCTGCATCAACATAGAGCCACTGAGAAAGGCGCGAAGGAGATGAGAACTCCTCCGCGCAGTCTTCCTGAGATACGTCAAGCACTGAATGGGAAGGGAGGCTGATTGTATTCAGTGCCGTTGACAGATATTTAGTTATTGCCGGAACGGTCATCTTACAGCACCTCCAAATGCCAAGCTGCCACGCTCTACGCGCTGTCTGAGTACATGGTTTGTTACGATCTGAGAGCCTGGGTACTTCGCCATAGCCTCGTAAGTCACTTGCTCAAGATCGCCCTTGTCAAGCACGTTGATTATTACAGGCTGTCCACCGCCCGCGTTGTTCTTGACCCCGAGCTTGCCGTCTGCCCCGCGCTCAAGAGGCATGATCGCCTCTGGTCCTGCTTCGCCCATGAGACCTATTCCGTTGGCGAAGGGGAAAAGGGTCGGCTTATTGACCACCCCGCCGCTTGCGAAGGCTGTCAATTGCCCCCCCTGGAATACTCCGCCGTCCGCGAAGCCCATGAATCCCATGATCGGACCCACGAGATACTTCATAATCAGTGCCTTTGCAATCACCGCGCCGATATCAGCAAGGAGGCTGTTCAGCGCGTCTCCGAGCGACTGAGAGCCCTTGATCGCGCTCATAAAAGCGTCACCCATAGCGGTCGGGACTTGCGCTATTGACATCTCCATGTCGTCCCATGCCGCCTTGACTTGATTTGCTACGGTCGGCAGGGTGTTTTGTGTTGTGGCGTTAAATGCTGCAATTGCCTGATCCGCCATTTTGACTATTGCGGGGTATTGCGCGAATTGATCTTTTATCGCAGTTAAGGCTGAAAGATACTGCGCGTTAGTGAGTGCGCCGTTCTCAAACTGCCCGCGAAGTAATTCCATCTGATCACTTGCCAATGTGCCTACTACGCTCTGCATCTCCGAAAAGGTTGACCTCATAGGCTCTGACCAGTTTGAGACATTCTGCATATCAATGCCGAGACCTTCAAGCTCTGTGCTGAGGTCGGCGAACCGCTTTTTGAGGATGTCAAGATACTCAGTGTCCCCGAGCAACCCTTCCTGATTTTCCCAGCGGAGCGAATCATAGTAACGGCTTTCACCCTCTGCCGCCGCATCTTTCGCCTCTTGGAGTGCCGCGTTCTGCGCGTCAAGCCTAGTGAGTGCCGCGGCTATCTCTGCGCCGGCTTCCTGCGCTTTCTTCTTGATGCGCTCTAGTGCTTCTTCTGCCGCTGTCTTGCCGGACTTGGATTTGCCACCTGATGAACTGCCGACCTTGACTGTCGGCACAACGGGCGATTTGCTTTTATTCCCCACTAATGCGGCTCTTTCCGCCGCGAACATCCCACCGTAGCTCTCACCCGCGCTTGAGGTCATAGAGTAGCCGCCCTGTTCGCGCTTCAGCATATCCATTGTTATTTTGGCCTGTGCCTGATCGTTCTTCACGAAGTCATAAGCACCCTTGCCGAGAATGTAGCCCGCACCGCCTATGATCGCGCCTTGCAGACCACCGAACCATGAACCTACCTTCATAGCCATAAGTGCGCCTAGTGCATCTTTCAGGGTGTCCACGTTATCGGCCATAAGCTTGAGCCCCTTGGTTGCCGTCTCAATGCCTCCGGCTACGAGCTTGCCGAGTTCCTGTGTGAACTCCTTGACAGGCTCCGTATCAAGTGCCTTTGTCAGCTCTTTAATGGCCGTTGTGATCGCGTTGAACTCATCTGTCGCATTTATCTCAAAGAGATCTCCGAACTTGTTCTTTAACTGCGCCAACGCGCCGCCGAGATTGTTCGTTGCGGCCTTTGCGCTTCCTCCGAACTGTGATTCAAGCTCTTTGAGGATTATCTTCTGCGCCTCTGCGACCTTGCCCGTCTCCTGGAACTTCTTGATCATGTCCTTCTGTGACTGGTTGAATGTGATCCCGACCCGCTGTAAGGCTGTAAGCCCTATCTTAGGATCATTCAGCGCCTTGCCTACCTGTATAGCCGCACTTGATAAGTCTGTTCCCATTGCCGTGGAGAGGTCGAGTATTGCCATAGTTGCCTGTTTGAAGGTGTCGCCCTTGATGTGCTTGAACGTAAGGAGAAGGTTCTGCATTGAGACGACTTCTTCATCCCCGAAAGTAGTAAGCATCTGCATTTCAGAAGCCATGTTCTTTATTTCTACAGCAGTCAACCCCGCCGCGCTCTTTGTGGACTTTAGTACCGCGTCAAGCTGTGTACTGACCTTCTCTGCCTCTACGCTGTTGCGGATATATGTGCTCATAATGCCTTTATAGACAAGCCATGCAGTGCCCGCCGCGCGGATCGCCCCGACCATTCTTTGTGTTGCCGCGTTTATGCGCTCTTGCGCCTGTCTTGCCTTTTCCATCTCTGTCGCCATCTTGCGGGTTGAATCGTTTATGCTGTTAATGGCCTGTTTCGCCTGTGACGAGCCTGTTATCGCCCCCGAAGGGTCAACGATCACATCTAACTTTGCTTCCGGCATTTATCTCACCTCCCCGATATAAAGACGATGACCGCCCCTCAATGAGAGAAGCGGTCACTTGTTCTGTTTGCTGTTGCAGTAGCTTATGAACTGCTCATCCATCTGCTGGATGATGAATAAGAGGTCTGCCCTCTCGTTAAGGTCTGTGATGCCGAAATAGTCGCAGTAGCTTTTGATCTCCGAGATCGGTATAGCGGATACTCCCATGCCTACTGGCCTGCTTCGTGATAAGTCGGTGAACACCCGCATATAGTGGGATTCTGCATAATTCAGCGGAGGCTCTTCCTTGAGTGCCGCCGCGTCCGGGTCTACTGCCCTTAACCGCTCTTTATGACGCGCCCACTGCAATTGCCATGTGAGCGCGTCCCTCAGTTTTTTGCGGTAGCCTCAAGGTTGCTGACAAGGAACGTGGCGTACTGCCGTGCCAGCGGGTACAGCTCCCGGTACAGTTCGCTCATCTGCATGAGCTTGATGGCATTGTCCACCGTGTAAGGGATCTCCTTACCCTCCCGGTCGTACAGGTTACGCCACCCTTTGACAATGAACCGCCCGAAGGCTTCAAATTCTACTTCGGCCATTTTGACGGCCAGATCATCAAGGATCTTGGTGTTCTCCTCGTTGATGTCCTCTTTTGCCCGGTCTTCGTAAGCCTCAATCTGGGACTGGAGGACTTTCCCCTGTTCGATCAGGAAGTTGCCGTACCCGGGATTCATGCCGCCGATCCGCGCAACCTTGAACTCGTACCCCTTGGAGGTCGTGACCCATGCGCCGTCTCTTTCAAGCTCCCTGCTTGTCTCGTAGTCGTCAAATATTGAGTGCGGTTTTTCCTTTGTTTTTGCCATTTATGCTACCGCCCTCGTGATCTGCATCGTGCATTCCGAGACCGAATCATAGATAGCCTGGAAGGGAACGGAACACATGACGTAGCTGTTCTGAGCGCTTGCATAGATTTCCGCGTCACTGAACTTGATCTTAGGCAGGTCTATTGTGTACTTCTTGCCTGTAGCCGCGCCGAGCGTCATTGAGAGCGAAGATGCTGTCGCCGCAAGGAAGGCCGCGTAAATGTCCGAGTTGTCGAAATAGACCTCTATGCTGCCCGATACGTCAAAGCGCCCTGCGCCTATGTCCCCGCTGTCAAGACTGCCGAGTACAGGAGCGGTCATCAGGTTGTTGGAGACATTGAGCGCGACACTGAGGATCTTCGGAGATGTAAACGATCCGAAGGTAAGCGCACCGATGTGGCTTGTCGCGTTTATTACGTCTTCCGTTGTCGCGTCAAGATATGTAGAGCTTGCGATTGCCGCCGCCGCGACTGACCCGCCCTTGCCCATGAAGTCAAATGACCCGGTTATGACATCATTCGCCGATAGGTTCAGGCTCATTGAATTGGCGACCATGCCCGTGTATCTCAGATATGAGTATGTCGCTTCGCCGATCAGGAGCTTCTTTTCAAACGATAGCGGGACTTGCAGCACTCCGTTTTTAAGTACATCTGTCTCCCATTCGTTATACATGAGCGATTCAAGGATCGCGTCATACGCGCCGTAGGATAATTCAAAGTTGAATCCGCCTGATGCGCCGCCCGCTACCTGTATATGGTCCATTACATCGCGTTCGGGCGTTATCTCTGCCGATGTTTTGGTCTCTCTCGTGACCTTAAGGCTCTCACCGGTTAGCCTGAGTATCTGCCATGCTGGTGTTGCAGGGGTCGTTCCCCACTCTGCCTCTTTGATATATGCTAACTGCGAACCGTCTGCCATTGCGAACAAATAAACCACCTCCATAAATTGTCATAAAAAAAGAGACCCCGTAAGGGCCTCTGCTGTGTTGCTGTGTATGCTTTTATGTATGTCTATTTGATACTTTCGCGCCAATATGGGATTATGGCGTTGACCTGATACCATCCGTCTGTTGCGCTGTTTGGGACCGTCACCGCATACCCGGCGCGGAATATGTACCCCGCCGATACTTTGTTATGGAATATCCCGATAGCCTTATCTGCTAGCTCCTTAGCCCCCGCCGCGCCCATGTTCAGCGGCGCGAAGCACTGTATCTGCACCGTGCCTGTGTACCTGTAGTAATTCTGTCCGGGCGCGCCTATTGATGCCTGGTTCGCCTCCCCGCTGACCACCGTAAACCTGACCCACTTCGTACCGGTTACAGGTGTGTATGCCAGATTCTCATACTGCACCGGAGAGAACGGCGCGGCTTCTTCTTCCTCTGCCGGGACCGTCACCCACCCGGCGTTGAATATTGACGCGAGAGTGTTATATTCACCTTTGTAAGTTGTGTCGGCCATCGCGTCACCTCCTAGAGACTGTCAATTGCCGTTTTTTTAACGCCCTGTAGCCATGCTTCTATCTCATTGAGCGAAATAGCCACCATGCCTTGCGGGGCCTTTTTTGACCAGCCGTATTCAAGCATCAGGGCATAATCAAGGTTGTTGCTGAGGTATACGATGTCACCCTCGCGTATCTCGCTGATGTCGCTGATGCCCTTAATCTTTGTTGCAGTGCCTTCTTTGTCCGTTGTATCCGGTTCACTTCTGTCTGCAGTGTTCCTGCCTACCACCCATGCGCCGCGAAAACGGCCCGTGTCTACTGGTGACTTGTCGATGAGCTTCTTCAGCAGTTCCATTGAGATTTTTTTGACGAAAAGTGTCTGATGCTGTGGGAGCAGGATGTCTGTAAACTCCTTAAGCTGCATCTCGAAGTTTGCCGCCGCCATGCTTGACCTGTTGCCGCCCGCGTTGACAATGCGCCCTACGCTTTTACGATTAAAGTCCTTCCATGCCATGTCTACACGTTCCTGACCTGTACGGTGTAAATGATCGGGTCGTTTGACGGTGCTATAGGCTCAACGTGCATGATCAGCATCTCAACACCGCCTATGGTCAGCGTGTCAAGGTCTGTCGGCATTACCGGAAGACCGTCAGCGCCAAGCAAGACCTTTCTGTCGTCCCTCTTGATCACCGTTCCGTCTATCTCGTTCATTTGATAGTTGGTAATGACCCCGTTACATGGATAAGCCGTTGTCGTCTCTGTAGGCGGGTCCCACGGGTTGGTTACGGCGGTTGTGCCCTTATGGTTCAGCGTCATGGCAACTCCCGACTTCTTGATCGCCTTTGCCGCGCTTACTTTCGTTGCGTCATATCTTCCGGCCATATCGCCACCCCCTCATATTGAGCGGAGGTCATTTGTAACACAGCTCAATTTCGAGATCGACACCACCCGTGAGATTGGCTGAAATCGGATCAACTGCAATATCCAAAGCCTCAACTGTTCCCTCTGTCACAAGTCCGACAGAATCAAACGAAGCTACGGGCGCACCGTTATAGGTCGCATCTCCCGCAACAGTGAGAGCGGCGGTGTAAGCATCAAGTGCTGTGCCTGTCAGAGCCTGTATTGCCGTCTGGATCGCAAGGGCTGTGTTCTTACTTGCGGTCGTTTTTGCGAACTGGATAACAAGCAGACCAGAAGCATTGACGGAAACCGCGAGCTCGTCCTCGTCATTAACGCCCCAGACTATATCTCTGACAAAATCGCCGCCCGCTCCGCCGATTCCTGCCGTGAAGGTCAAAGTTCCAGCTGACTCTAATGTTTCTCCGTTGAGGAGCTGAATATCATAGATACCCACGCCCTTTACTGCTGTTGGCCTAGCCGCCGCGTATCCTGCGGATTCTGCCACCGTGAAAGCTGTTACATCAATGTCAGCCACGGTAAGGGCCTGAACGAGCGTTTCTATCGCGGCGGCGGCGTTCTTGCTTGCTGTGTCGCTTGCGAGCTTGACGGTTATCACTTTCCCGCTTGCCGCTACTGCAAGGGTGTCTTCCGTGTTCGTCTCAAAGCCGACTCTTATTTCATTGCCGATAGTACCCTTCAAACCGCTTTTGAAAGTCAGCGTCTTGTTTTCTCCGAATGTGAACACCTTCTGGGCTTCCGTTATCCCCTGAGATACGGGAGTTGCGGAAACACCGGAACGGATACGCGCGTACTGAAATGGGGCTACACTTTCACCCTTTGAAACAAAAGTTACAGCATGTGCGCCTGTCGCTGATATTGTTGCCGCCACTTCCGCGCCCGCGTCTGAGTACAGGTCATGGAAGGTCACATTATCCTGCGACACTTGAAACGTTATGTTCGCCGTTGCCCATGTTGTGGGCAGTATCACGCCTAGTATTCCTGCTTTTGTCGGAAAACCCTGAGTAAGAGCGTCCCTAAACTGTAATTTCATGCTGTCTATTCCCCCTTTCTATGCCCTGATCATCTTCAATGTGCCGCCGCCGTTGAGGCAACCACGGAGAAGGTTTTCAATCATTTCATACTTTGTCCCTGCTGGTGCGCCGCTTGAATAAGTCGTTGAGATCGGGCCGACTGTCTCAGATATGATCTTGCCGCCCCTGTCGAGATCGGGCATAAGGTCAGTGCCGAGAAAGAGCTTTAAGGCGGCTTCGCATGTAGCACGTTTTACCGCTGTTGGCACGTTTTCAAGCACGTAACCGTCATTATCGGATATTCCATACCTCGGGAAGAGAAGGGCTTGCTCTGCGGTGCTCCTGACCCCTTTGAACCGACCTCCATAGCGCGTATCAATGAACGCTGTGGCTTTTTTGATGGCATTTTCCCTCTTTGCCACATTCGCCGCGTCTTCTGCGTCAATGTCCCAGTCTGAGTTGCCTAGATTGACATGATAAGCGTCACATTCAGCCAGGGTCACATATGCGTCAGCGTTACTTTTTCCTGTTCCGTCCTCGACTATCAGGGACATTCTTCTTCACCTCCACAGGAGGGACTTCTTTGACCTCTTGATCATATTGAGCCTCTTTTATCGGTTCTGCTTCCACAGTCTCAACATAAAGCTCATACTTTCCGCTCCCTACATCTGCGGGTTCAGCCAAGGCCCAGCCGCCCTTAAATTTAACTTTCACCAGTTCCATTCAGTTCACCTCCGACAAAATAAAAAAGGGGAGAGGCAAAAGCCCCTCCCTGTCGTTCTGTTATCTCTACTGTACCGCCCTTACGCAAAGGTTCGGGTTGAGAACCTGCACGCCCCAGAGTGCGTCAAGTGCGACCTTGACGGTTGATGTGTTGCCTTCGTACCACATCCTGCTTCTGATCGCAAGATTGGTTTCGGGATCAGATACAGTGGCTATTTTCGCACCAAGCTGCCCGCCGAGGTCGGAGAGCGGAGCCATCGCAAGAGCGAAAGCGTGGCGGTGGAACGCAAGGCACTGATTCTTTGTTGCGCCTGTTCCCGAAGTGAGGATAACAGTTACAACCGCATCAGCCAGATTCTTCTTAGCAAGGGGCGGCGTGATCGCAACGGTCGTAGCGGAAGATATTGTATAATCCGCTGTTACACAATACTGCTGTGCATCGCCCGCTATTTTGATAATGTCGCCCTTTTTGAGAGTCTGCCCGTCAGTGAGCGATTTAATGACAACTGCTTCTGCTCCTGCGTCAGCATCTGCGTTGAGTGCGCCTGCGGTATCTGCCATTGTTCCGCAAGTGTGCGCGGGTACGGTCTGAGAAGCGAAGAACTCGAACCCGTAACGGGTACCGAGTATCCCGCTCATTTGTGTGTTGACACCCGCCTGTCCTGCCCCTTCGTTAGTTGCAAAGGCGTTAAGTGCCATAAGCCCGCCCATTACGTTGCCGTCTACCATGAAATGGAGATCGTCAAGAGGGGCTTTGTTATTGAACAGGGTCGTGTGTATCCCTGTTATGTCGGCTACCGTGGGAGTTGATGATATTGCTCCGTACCACGGGATTTTCGGGTAAAGATCGCAAAGGGTTTTGTTTATTGCCTTTGCCAGTCCGAACGATGCGGGGCGGATATGGTCGGTGATGATCTTCTCTTTTGTGAAAGAGAGCTCCTTATCCGTCAGTCCGAACTTAACCTCTTTCCAGTTGTTCAGCGTGATGCTGACGTTTTCAGGATTGAGTTCCTGTGTAGTCCCGCCCGTGGAAGTGTTGACATCCGTAGCCTCAAAAGACATCGGCCTTGTGATGTTGATTACAGAGCCTTTCTGCTGAGGTGCGGGATCGTAGCCACGGTGAACCCTTCCTGCGAAGCCAAGGGCTTCATGGAGCTGTATAAGAGCTTCCTGCGCGTAAAAAATGGGATCATAGTTTCCAAGTGTGTTAGACATTTATAAAATTCCTCCTTATGTTTTTGTTTTAGTCTTCGGCAATCTGAAGATCGACTCCCGCCTTCTGTGCCTGTTCTTTCGCTGACCTGTATTTGACCGGGTCTTTCGCATCATCACGGGAAAGGACAATAGTTCCGCCCTTCCTGAACGTGCCGCCTGACGGCGCACCGCTCCCCGATGTGCCGTTTCCTTCAAATGCACGGGCGAAAACGTCAGACTCGCGCATTTCTGTAACAAGGTCTTTGATGCCGATGTACTCGCCCTTTGAGTTCATGCGGGGCGAACCATCCTTATCAACAACGCGAACGTGGTATTTGCCCTCTTCCTCGACAACCTTCACGGCTGACTTGACGTGGGGCAGAAGCAGTTGAGGTATACCTTTTGCAGTGGCGATAGCCTCTGTTGCAGAAGCGTCTACAAGGTAAGATTCGAGAGTTGATTTCATCTTCTGCACAGCTTCCTCCCGAGCCGTTATCTCCTTCTTGTGAGACTCAAGCAGTTGGGCCTTTAGCTTGTCCCATTCGCCCTTCTTTTCCAGATTTCCACGCTCTGCTTCCTCCCTAGCTTTGACCAGTTCGGTTATTTCTTCCGGGGTCATCCCGAGCCCCTGATACTGCTTTGCCATCTTTTCAAAGTCCGCGCGCGCCTTGCGCTCCTTTTCAAGCGCTGATTTCAGCCCGCCCGTGTCCTCGATACCGTCAACGGCAAGCTGATAACTGCCGTCTTTTTCCTCGTACAGCCCTCTGATTCCCTCATCGAGACTGTCAAATTCCGCTTTTGTTACCTTTAGTTTGAGTGCCATTCTTAAGTCCTCCCGACTTGTGTAGGTTGCTCCGCGTCCTGCGTGAGCGCATAAAAAAAGGGCTAGTCATATCGACCAGCCCTCTCTTGCCTATGTGTTTGACCTATCCTGATTATCATTGTTGCCAGTAAGTAAGCCTATAAATGCATTCTCTTCTTCCACCACAGCCACAACTCTTCATCCCATGGGTTGTAATCCATTTTTCTGAGTGCGCTTATGCCTATGGTGCATCACCTCCCTCTTGCAAAATAAAAGCCGCCCCGGTTAGAGGCGGCCCTTCCCCCGGCGACAAGGTAGCGATGCCCGGCGCACGGTGTATTCAATATCAGCGGGGAATAGTCGTCAGTCTATTCGCCCTTAGTGTGTGTGGTCTGATGCGCCATCCCCGCCGTATTCTAATCAGTCAGCCAGTTCAGCCAGTTGCTTCAATGTCAGCTCCCGCCCGTTCTGGTCAACGAGATCCCGAAATGTTATCTTGCCTTTCTGCCATAACTCGTACCGGCCCGGCCCAAGCCACTTGGCCTGAAACGCCGCGCCCTTGGAATCAAACCACTCTTTGAAGTCCAGCGTGTCGGACACTTGCCCGTCCATGCTTGACCTCGTAGACGGGTCAAACTCCGGCAGATCCATGCCTAATTCTTCCCATGACTTTAAGACGGGCGCCAGCGTGCATCTACAACTTGCGTGGATCGGCGGTGTCTCATAAGGTATCGTGTTCCCATCAAGCCCGTTGCCGTCAAGATCCCATGCAAGCCCGTCACGTGAAGCGCAGTCGGCGCATGTCCTGCCGTCAAGCGTTGCCACCCACTGGAAGCCTTTAACAACATCTGAGTCCTCGACAAGCGTCTTGTGCCTTGCCTCGTTCGCTATCCCCATGACCATGGTTCTTACCGCGCGTTCTGCACTCTTGCGGGTCGCCCCGTCTATTAAGGCCGCGTGCTGTATGCCCTCCGCGTCAACGTAGCCCCTTATCTTTCTGATTAGGCTTTCCGTACTCTCCCCGGTAAGATAGCCCCTTCTCATGGCGCTAAAGAGGTCTGCCTTCATGCTCTCCTGCATACCCTTGAAATACTCGTTGACCGTTCGGTTCGCTATCCATGCTTCACTTACAAGCGCGGCTGCCTGTTTCTCGGTTAAGGTCTTGCTCACGAGACCGACCCCGACCGCTGTGTTGACCGTCTTCGCCGCCGCTTCTGATTCATAGACCGCGTATGACGACATCTCACTTGTAAAGGCTTTCTCAAACACCTTGAAGTCCTTCTCTATGATCTGCTCCGCGTCTTGCAGGAACGCTGAGATGATCCGCTTCCTTTTGCGCGGCGACTTTGAAGTGTTAAGCCCTGTGAGCTTTGACATCTCGGCAACCAGGCTGTCTACCGTGCCGCTTAACTGCTTCATTATCGACTTGCGCTGTCCGGTCGTGTATCTCGCGTCCTTGAGTGCCTGCAATACCGCCTTTTCTGCCAGCTTTTTATTTATGCTCTCTGCCACGGCTATTCACCGCCATGTCCCTCAGCCGCGACCGCCTCTATTTCCTCCGCTACGTCAAAATCGTCTGGCAGAAAGTCGCGCCGCTTGAGTTCTGACAAGAGCGTGTGTGATGTGATCTCTCCTGAATTGCGCAAAGATATAAGCGCCTGTGCCTCTGTAGCCGCGTCTCTCGGCATGGTGAACTGACCTTTAAGCTCAATAGAACCGCCGTCAGGAAGCCCGACCCACTCGCCCATGAGCATGAGGGCGTTTTCAAGCGCGTCTTTAAGTCCAAACGCCATCCGCTGTAGGTCACTCGTGGCCTCTGCATATTTGACCTGTGTTTCAGTTGCAGTAGTTGCCGCGCCGCCTGATGCTGACGGCATGAGCATCTGTATCCCCATTGTGGCCATATCTGCTTTGAGGTCTTCAAGCCTCTGCCGACCCGCGCCTAGCGATGCTCCACTGTGCTCGACATAGTAGTATTTGCCCTGTGGGTCGCCTGTCGCAAGTACACGATTAGGGCCTATTGTTATAGCAGGGTCTCTGTCCTCTTCCCATCCTGAAACTGCAAGGATCGGGAATGATGCGACATGAAGCGCGTTGTCGTGGTCGCTGTCCGTCTGATAGTGCTGTATGTTCTTGTAAGCAAGGTCAAGGAGCGGCGGCTTACCTATCCAGCTTCCCTCTTTCTGTCCGTAGACAGGGACAAGCGGGACCCTTTGAAGCGGGTTCATTATGCCCTCGTCCACCAATATATATTCCTTATCGTCCTTGAGTTCAAATAGCTGATAGCCGCCCGGATAAAGCACTCTGACCCTTGTCGCCACAACCTCGCCGTACAGACCGTCAGGCTCAACAGCCTGCTCAAGTATTCTCGCAAGCTGTATCTGATTAGCCCTACCTGATGTCCGTACACCCAGAAGGCTTTCGGGCCGTATCATTGCCATGTAGGGCCGTGCGCCCATTGCCTGTTCATCTGCAAGAGTTGCTCCAGGCTGTGCCTTCGGATGGTCAACGAAGATTGAAGCAAAGCCCATACCGAGAGCCTCGCGGAATAGCTCAGCCGCAAAGTCATTGATGTGCGTTCCCTGTAGGTCTACGTCTTCACACCACTTAACTATCTGCTCCGGGACATCATCTACAAGCGTCAGTGGCTTTGAGAAGGCTTTCCCCACAAGGTGCTTGATGGTCATGGCGTAGTAGTTAGTTAAAACTGCCCTGCTTAGCCTTATTCTGTAATCCTCACCCTGCTCTGCCGGGTACTTAGGAAGGTACGCCTCCCCCGCTTCCCTGATGGCATACGTGCCGCCAAGGAGTGTTCTTGTCATGTTCCAGTGACGGCTCATTTCTTTATGGGCATAGCCTAATACAGCTACGCTATTATTTTCGTTATTGATCATCTGATTGCTCCTCCCGTGAATGATAAGACTTTGGCCCCACTGCGCCTGATCCTCATGTCCTCGATGGAATACCGAAGTGCCGCCATTGCATCATCCATAAACTCTATCGGCTCATCGAGATATAACCCTGACTGGCGGTCCTTCTTCCACTTCCAAGCCTGTATTTCCTTAATGGTATTCGTGCAGCGCGGGTGAATATGTATCTTCATGCCCTTGAGGTAATCGATCTGGGCGTGTACTGATCCCTGCTCTTTCTTTACCCCTTCCGCGTAATACCCGGCACGTTTCCACATCTTTATCCTGTCCGGCTCCGCGCTGTCGCACCACATGCGCACACGCTTGTTGAATCCGCGCCTGTCTGCAAGGTCTATGATCTCCGTTGTGTCCTTCTCAAACACGTATATCTCATCAAGAACGTACATCTCGCCGTCCTTGAACCTGACATCAAGTATCGCGTTGGCGTGGTTGTAACCGAAGTCCTGAGAGTAGACGCGGGTATCAAAACGCTCATCGTGGCAGTCAAAGCTCTCTATTCTGTAGTTGCTGAGGATCTGCCCGCCTGTTGTTCCCCAGTTCCCCAGTCCGTAAACCTCGTAGCCGTCCGGGTCTTCCCTCTTGCGCCGTTCCATGCGCCTGTAAAATGCTTCGTCTATGAATTTATTATCTCTGTAGGTTGAATGATGTGTGAATGTATCGTCTGACTGGACATCAAAGTATTTGCGCTTGATCCAGTGTGAAGATGATACCGGGTTGAATGTGAAAGTGATTTGGTAGTATAAGTTGGGATTATCCAGGGTTCCCCTTAAGCGGTCGTCCAGTATGTCAACATCGGCCTCTTCAAGCTCTGTCGCCTCTTCGATCCATATCCACGTAAGTTTGCCGACCGGGAAGTTGATTGACTTGACCTTTTCCCGCTGCTTTGAATCGTTCATTCCCCTGAAGATGATCCGCGCCCCTGTGACGTTGCATGTGAGCTGTAACGGATTGACCGTACTGCTCCATATCTTTTCTGCCTGATCACCGCATATGCGGCTGATTGCGCCGTAGAGTTCGGCATAGGTTGAATCCTTGTTGGATTCCTCTACCTTTCTGACAACGAGAAGGTTTGCGCCTTTGTTCTTCGGGTCCATGAGCTTGATTATATAGTCCTGTGCTATGTTTACCGACTTACCTGAACCGGCTGAACCCTTAAGTACCCTGTAGCGCTTCTTGCTGTTGTTGGCTGAACGGAATATTGAGTTGAATCTAGCTGTCGTCTCCGTCATTGTCATTTTCCGCGCTGTCTTCGTATGCGACTGTGATTTTCAGTCCGCCGGAGACATCGAGCTTGTTATCGCTGAACAGAGCCTTGTGTTTGCCGAGCAGTTCAAGGGCCTTGTTCCCCTCTTTTGTGTTCACGAAAGCGGTTACCGGGTTGCCGTCAATGTCCTTGACTATATTGCCATCAGCATCCCTGACATATATCTTCTGCATACAAACACTTTTGACCTCAATCAGATCTTTTATGATCTCCTCAGCGGTTATTTCCGTTCGCCAGTTTCGTTTCTTTAGTTCATTTTCTATGGCTTTTGATACTCCAGTTTTACCCATCAATTGATTTCCAATATTATCCGCGTGTTTGACTGAATATCCCGCTCTCCGGGCGGCTGCGGCGGCGTTAAAGTCAACTATGTACTCCTTAACAAATACTTTCTGCTTAGTGGTCAGCTCTCTTGCCATGCCCTCAGCCTCCTTTCGTCCGGGATTAAGGCAATAAAAAAGCCCCGCACAATCGCGGGGCCTCTTGTTTGTGATGTCCTTAGACAAATTTACGCACTATCAATTTAACCAATGTTGATGTAATTGTCAACAACGGCATATAGAACGCTATATGGTACATGGTATGAACGCTTTTTTGTGGGATTGTTACAGGTTGGTGTTTTTGTTCATTTGGGCCGTTTGCTTCATCCACATGTCCATAGCCTTTGTAGCAAATTTCGCAGCTTCGTCTTCCGCTTTTTTGTCTTCCTCTTCTTCCGGCAGTCTGCCTTCGCAGTATTGAATATGGTGACAGTACTCGTGAGCAAGGTCCTCAAGGATGATGTCTTTCGGATCTACGCCTATATACTCCTCCTGCACGTCCTCCGGCACTTCTCCCGCTATGTAGATCACGGGCTTGCCTTCTCCTTCGGGCACTGCGTAGACCGCCCATGCTCTTTCTCCTCCTGCTTCTACGCTGTCATAAGTGTGCAGGACTGATAAATACACATCTTCCCGTGTGGGCCAGTTGACATTCAAGAACTCTATGAAGTTTGTCAGCCTGTTATCTGCTAGTTTGATCATTTTGTGCCTCCTTTTTTTCACAGCGCGGCCCCACAACCATTTCTTCCGGCACCCTTGCGCACTGTGCGCCTTGCCTTATTCCAATTTCACGCGCGAGTTCACGATACGCCCTTTCTTGTTTTTCTTCCCTGGCGTTTTTTTCGACCTGCTTAAACTCTTGATAACCAAAGATGCGAACCTTTGCCATTACATCTACACCGCCATGGAAATAATCAATGGTCAATCCTTCAAGGATTTCATCATTTTCAAGAATACACTGTACTACTTTGCGCGCTTCATATTGCCCTTCTATCATCGTTTCTCCTCCTTTTTGTCTTCTTTAACCGCCTGTATTATCCTGTCTGGAATAGTGTCAAACCATGCCATAATATCAACATATAATCCTTTTACCTCTGTCATAAACTTCTTCGGGTTCTGCAATATCTTCCATGTGCCTTGTGCAAGCATGACAAATAGAACAATCTCTACCCCGTAAAGAACGCACATATAGATAAACAACATTGAGCGCCCGACTGTTACGCTGATGCAAGCGCCCGCGATAACAATAATCGGGCAAATTATAAGCACCAACATATACATCGAAGCAATTATGTCTTCCTGTGTCAACTTAACCTTCACCGTTATATCGTTCCTCCTCTACATCCCCATCTTTCCGCATAACTTCCGCACACTGTGGACAAACCACCCCCGCATCTGTACCATCTGACCAGACGGCTTCAAATGTCTCCTCACATCAGGTGTCTATCGTTCTGTGGCATTTGGCGCACGTGGTCATAACAGCGGTTTCCTCAGTTTAACAAGCGCATTATTGAGATCAAGTGATGCCCGTTTCATTGAGGCGTTTTCACTTCCCCCGAAGTAAGAATCATCTGAATTTATCATTTCTTCAAGCGTTGATTCTGCCCTCTTGATAAACCTTCGCGCCTCGGAGATAGCCTCCCTGATCTCGGCCTCTCGGCGTTTGTAGTAGCTCATTCCTCGACCTCCTCGTTCCAACCGTAACTACAGCAAACCTCTCCACAACCATGGCATTTATTAATTCCATATTGTTGTGGACAATATGGGTGGGCAATAATAAATTCCTTCAGCTCCTCATCGCTCCACCCTCTGACTATTTCTACCGCCTTGTCGATCTTCTTCATTCGCCTACCTCCAACTCCCCGGAATTACCGGATAGTTCACCTCGTGCCTTGCGGAGTGCTTTGTTCAGTTTTTCGTTATATTCCACCATTGCATTAAATATCCTTTGTGATGTAGATACTTCCATTAAAACGTCCCCCTGTAGTTCTTCACTCGCTTTCAACACGTCCAGCATCTCCTTGTTTATTGCCTTAAGTTCTTTAATCTCCCTTCGCAGGTCAGGCAGTTGCCATGCATCGGCAAGAAGATCAGCGTTTGCCATGTCTTCATCATCGATAGGGTAATATCCTATCCTGTGATCTATCCTTGCGACACAAGTTAATTCGCCTGTATATCTTTTAAACCCAACTATTTCAATTGTATTTTTTACCCACTCCATACCCTTCTTTACGGGGTAGTCTACTTTTGGTCGATTATCAATTACCTTCCACGGTCCCGGCGTAAACTTAGCCTCGGTCATTTCGCTTCCTCCTTATTTCAACATCTTGAATATGTAATCCAACGCCCATGCTTCGGGGTAATTGCGCCACAACAAAAAATCAGGCAAGACAGCCGGGGCTATTGTAAAACTTAAAAACACTATTATTCCTCCCACAATTACAAGACACATGCAATCTTCCTTGAAATATTTTGTTGCCCATATTCCCAAGATGATTAGGAATAAACCAAAACCTAAAAATGCAAGCAATAAACCGAACTCTACCGCAGTCCTAAAGCCAAGATTAGGTAATACTTCCATCACCTTAGCCGCCGGCACCGCTAGTTTGCTTGCAAGATTATCTATTACAGAATTGATTGCTTCTGGATTCATTCCGCTTCCTCCTTCGCTCGTGCCTTGCTCCACTGTGCTATTGCATAGCTCATAGCCTGTTCGTCAATCTTTTTATCTAACACAATGTCGCACATTAGCATCGCAAGCCTGTGTCCTGCTTTTCTTAGAGACATATTTTCTGCCTCCAACTCCCTAGTTTTACTCGGTAGTTCGCACTCTCGGCAGATGTCAGCTAAATTATTCATCGAAGGTGCATCTCCCATCCTGATCTTCTTCCTCTGGAACTACTGAGTTTATAGCCCCGCAATCAGGGCATACGGTAGATGGATTCGTATAATCTGACCAATAGACACCATTGCAGTCACATATTGAACATTTCACCCCTCAACCCTCCTAAACTCGACCACCCACACCCATGGATTGTCGTTCCACGCCTTGCCGGGCTTTCTGCCGTTAATTGAATCCCAAAGCCCTGCGAATGCTGCAATATTTGCCTCTAGTCCCGCAATCTCTGGTCTTTCATCATAGTAAGTACTATCTGCATACTCGTATGGATGTTGATTAATACCCTCTTTCGCTGCGTCTTCCTCTGTAATATCCTGCAACCGCTCAACCTTGATGTCTGTTATCTCCAGTGTAATTCTTGAGGCCCAGCGTGGCATGAAGATTGAGGGACGCCAACCTTGCCGCCCCACTCCAACGTTGACGGGATAGTCCGTGCAGTCTGCTTTATAAACAAGCCTGTGTGAATATAAACCGCCGGGTAAATCTGGTATCCCTTCCGTTGAATCGTGCATGTGTTCTTCGTAGTACCAAGTTTCCCGCAACCAAAGGCGGTCTCCAACCACACCGTAGGGACATTTCTTGTCGCTGATATAATATTCACCAATAGAATTAACCCGCCTTGTCATGGTCTTTCGACCCTCTAATATCGCTTTGACCATTTCGCCGTTAAAAAGTATTGGGCGGTCAGTCATTGAGATCACCCCTGACAATTTCCGCAATAACGGCAATTCCGTTGCTGGAAAGAATAACTATTTTGTCTTTGTTGTCGTCCATAAAATATTTGAGTTTGGTATTCTCCCCACCCAATGCGTAAACAGCCAAATACAAATTCCACTTTGTAACCCATGTATCACCATACTTAATTAATCTTTCCGGATCGTCTGCGTAGTATTCCTTTTGTCCCTCTTTTCCGATACGCTTTATGACTGCTTCTGAAAGTGGAATTTCGCAGTATTGCTTTGTCGCGTTAAGCTTTTTTAAAATACGGGTGAAATATAAATTAAATCTATTCCAATCAAAGTTTTGGTCTTTCTGGGTATCTATAACTGGCAAGTCAACATGTTTGGTTGTGCGCACGGCAACTCTTGCATTTGTAAGGCATTGTGTATTTTTTGACACTATCCAGCTTCCAAAAAGGAAGGCGTAATCTTTTACGCTGATCGGCTCGTTATATCGGTAGACTATATCTCTGGCAGCTTTTAATCGTTGTGCCTCTGTTATTAGGTCATTCTTCATCAATCCGTTCCCCCGATCTTTATATCTCGCCTGTAAATCTCACAGGCCAATTGCAGCAACGCCCGGTTTTTTCTGCGCCTTATAGTCGCCGTTGTTGTATCGTGCGCCTCTGCCAGCGTTTCAAGGTTCTTGTATTCAAGGCTCCCTACCTTCGACAGATCCCTGAGCGTCTTCGCATGGATCGGCTCTGTCGCTTCATATAGGCTGAATATCGCCCGGAAGTGCTCTATTCCTCCGTACCGCTTCAACAACTGCTCTATCGGCATGATTCGCTCGGCCAGCAGTTGGGCATAAGGAATATCGGGACCGCCCTGCACCCTTACATCAAGCGGCTCTGACATATAGGGTGCGCTTGCCAGCAGTGATAATTCTTCTGAATCCGGGAATGGCTCCTTGTCGTCAAAGAAGCACATCAGCCCGGTCATGTAGTAGTCAATAAACAGTTCAAACATGTTGCACAACTGCCTTACCCCGCGCGGTACAACCTTCGGATTTCTACGCATCGTGCCTACACTCCCCCTTTAGGTATTCCGTCAGCACCTCGATAGCCTCATCACATCCGTAACAGACGACCGCCTTATAACCGTGCTTGTTGAGCAGCTCTATCTTGCGTTTCTGCTCATCGCTCGTTTTTGACTTCTTCCTCCGCTTGAACTCAATCCGCAGACCGTGGTATCCGCTTGCCGGGTAGTCGAACGAGACATCGGGCACTCCGGCTTTTAATCCCTCGCGCTGGAACTTCATCCTTGCCGTCAGGCTCTTGTTTGCTCCGTTGGGTATGGCGTATAAAAGCTCGTACTGCTCGCGCGTCAGAAGGTAGGCGGCCTGTGCGAAAAAAGCCGCCTGTTCCTGGTGTTCTGTAGGGACACAACCGCATGGTGTTTGCATCAGAGACACCCCGCTATCCCTTCCCACGGGTTATCTAAGAACCTGATCGGGATGTCTGTCCTCTTTGCATATTCGACCTCCATCTTGCAGCCTGTTGAAGTCTCCCAGTCTCCGAACACCCACAGTTCATCGCACGAAGAAAGGAGCGCAAAACAGTGTTGCATCGCTATGTCCTGATCGTATTTGAGCGGGTCCATGTAAGCGAAGGCGTGAATGGGTGAGAAGGGGATGACTTGCGGATTTTCTGAGATTGACTGGCATATCTCAGTCACTTTCTGTATGTTTTCTTTGACCTTTTCTTCCGTGTAAGGTGCGGACCCCCGCAATGGATGAGCTACATATGCCCTTATCATTCTTCGTCCTCCTGTCAAAATGGAATTTTAATATCGCCGGGGCCTTCTTGCCCATCAAGCGCACTAAAATCAAGCGGAAATTCATCTTCAAAGCCCGTCTCATCTCTCAGGCTCCCTGAATCCGCACTTGCCTCTGCTCTCGGCTGTATGTCAGCCCTGACCTGCGGTTCTGTGTTGCCCTGACCGCTTCCCTGTCCACCGCCAAGCAAGGTTACGTTCTCAGCCATGACCTCGGTTATCCACACATGCTTACCTGTCTTCGGGTCGTCATAATCCCTTACGCTGATACGGCCCTCTATGAGTACGGGCTTGCCTTTTGACAGGTACTTCTCGCATATATCAGCGGTGAAGCCCCAAGCGGAAACGTTTATGAAGTCCGTGTGGCTCTTCGCTTCCCCGGTTTGCTTATCCTTCCACTGCTTGCCGACCGCTATTGTCATGCGCGCCACTTTCTGGTTGCTCTGTGTTGTTCTGATGTCTGGATCTTTGGCTAGATTCCCCATTAAGATTGTGCGATTGAATCCCCTAGACATGTTTATTCCTCCCCTTTCTACACATGTTCCCATCCTCTTTCTTTCGCCAGTTCATCAAGCACTGCTTGAGCCTCTTCCACCGTGTTGTAATGCTCTCCGTTGTATTTCCTTTCTCCAATACAGATAAAATACTTCCCGTTGAAACGGCTTTTTTGTATGCAGCAGAGTTTGAAAAAGTTATTCATGTAGAGATATTTATTTGCCATCTCAACACCTCTTGCCGCCGTGCCTGTAGGGGCGCGTCTCGTTGTATTTCATCTTCGCCTCGATTGCCGCGTTTATGTCTATACCTTCATGCCCGCAGTAGTCCAGTATCCTGATGATGCAGTCCGCAAGCTCCACCGCTACGCCTTCTGGCTTATCTCCCCGCCACGGACATTCAGGATCGTGGAAGCGTTCACAATCAGGGTGACAGGGCGAAGACATGCCCATGTTGCACAAGTACCACACATCGGGCCGTTTCTCCCTGTATTCCTCCAATGCCTCTGACAGCTCCGAGTGAAACAGGGCTATAAGTTCGGGCAGTTCCCTTTCTTTCTCCCACCATCCGTGGTTAATCGCAGTTTCGTGTATCTGTTTTGCCAGTTCGTTTAGTGATTTATTTGCCATTAAGCGGCCTCCTTTTTCTGCATTTCGTAGTAGTTCGCCCTGACAAGAGCCTCAGCGACAGGCGGGCATACTGAATTGCCGCACATTCTGACCTGTGCCGTTTTCGTCATAGGTCTGCCATTATAAACAGGGTCAATGATGTAGTCCTCCGGGAACCCCTGAGCGTTAAATAGTTCTCTCGGCTGGAGCATCCTTAAGCCTATATCGGTTATGATGTAGTTCTCGCCGCCGATCGCTACCGTTACAAGCCCCATTCGGTCTTTGCCTGTTATCGTGTCCATCGGGTCAGTGATCCGACAGCCGTCTTTCTCGTTGCCGTAGTATTTTGTGAGGAAGGCTGATACCAGCCCGGTTTTACCACTTCCGTCAGGCATTACCGTAAGCATCGGCTTGTCAATGTCTTGCCCTATTGAAGTTCCGAATTGTCTCGTGAGCGAACAGGCCGCAAGCGCGTATCTCGGATTGCTGTCAATTACAAGCATCGGATTATTAAGTGACTGCCCTCTTACGCCGCTGTCTGTCGTCTCGCTGTGATACTGTGCAAGAAATGCTGCAATGTTCTGTTCGTGATGATGCTTGCCGTATGCTATTTTTGAGATATACGGATCTGAATTTGCCAGGACAAACTTAACTACCCCTCTCGCGATCCGCTTCAAGGTCTTGTCTGCAAGCGGCTTGTTGCGCCCGAAGATTGACGGGCAGGGAATACTCCAGTCTATACACTCAGCGGCGGTGCGGTACGGGTTCTCTCTGCCGGGTCCGTGTGTCGGTATGGGCCAGTAGACAGGAGAGTAATTAAAGTTAGCAATAAGGAAGAACCGCTTCCGTGATGTCGGTGCGCCGTAGTCACAAGCTACAAGCTCTCTGTGTTCCACCGTGTAGCCGAGGTCCCGGAGCTGTCGGATAAACACGTCAAATGTCTGCCCTGCAAGTGCCTTAATAGGGTTGCCTTCAACGTCCAGCGGTCCCCATGTCTTGAATTCCTCGACATTCTCAAGGATTATTGTTTTCGGTCTGACCGCCTTGGCCCATTTGACGGCTATCCATGCCAACCCTCTGATCCTTGGTGACTTCGGTGCGCTTCCCTTTGCTTTTGAAAAATGGGTGCAGTCTGGACTAAGCCACATGAGATCAACAGGCTGTCCTCCTGTTACGGTTATCGGGTCAACTCCCCAAATATCCTCGATATAATGCTTCGTGCCGGGATGATTGGCCTTATGCATCGCCATAGCCTCGGCGTTGTGGTTGATGGCTATATCTGGATCCCGCCCGGTCGCCATTTTTATGCCTGTGGATGCGCCGCCGCCTCCGGCGAAAGAATCAATTATCAGTCCCATTTCGCCCCTCCATCTGCTATTATTTGGGGCGGATAGCTCCAACTATCCACCTGTAACACTTCGACTTGCCTCTTCTTCGGAAGGGGCATTATTACACCGCCTTTTTCTCCGCATCAAACAGCGTCCCCTGCGCCCTCGTGCCGTCTATGTACATGTTCGCCTCCTCGATAAGCTCATAAAGAGCATCGGTGCATTCTTCTGTGAGACAGATCTTTTCATCCCATGGCGTGCCCTCGCAGTACGGCTCAACGGTCTTGTTCGGCGTGTTGATGTTAAGCGGCTGATTGCTCTTCAAGAGATCCATCTGAGCGGATATAGTTGCACCCATCGTCTCATTCTCGCCGCCGTAGTTAAGGCTGACGCTTCGGGCCTGTACCCTATCTAATGCGTTGTCGGGCAGTTCGCACATTTCTACAACATGCTGATTAAGCCCCTGCATGGCGCGTATAAACTCACCGCGCGGTACGTCTCTGCACTTGATGCTGTATTCGTCCTCGTGCTTCTCTCCCGCTGTCCAGTTGATGGTTACAAAGTCGCCCGGTTTATACTTGATTTTGGTTATTCTGCGCTTCATGCCGTCTCTGCCCCTTCCCTAGCTTCATGCTCCGCTCTCCGTGCTGCCCGCTTCGCCTTGCCTGTTCTAAGGGCCTTTTCTTCCTGTTGATGCTTTATCTGCGCTTTGGCGACATCGAGTGAATATGCCCTGCGACCTCCTGCAAGGATAGCCTGCACCTTCAACTGTGATTCTTTAAGGATCTCTGCCTTTGTTTTAAATGTTTTTAACATCTACATTCCCCTTTCTTTATCTCTCAAGTCTCTTGTTGTATCTGCCAGCGTCAACAACCTTGCCCGTCTGTATGATCCGCTCATACATGCGGTCCTTGTAGCGATTGCCCATCTCTTCGGGAGTGAGGTTGCTTGTGATGATTGTCGGCACTCCGTATGAGTATCGGTAGGCGATAAGGTCATTGATTACCGCCCTGTTCGCAGGGGTGTCTGATTCACAGCCGAGATCATCAACAATCAGCATCGGAGTGCTTCGCGCATCGTACATATTCACCCTGTCAAGGCAGATATCGAACGCTGTAAGCCACCGCATTTCATAGGCCGTTATCTCCCGCCACCTGTACGGCTCTTCCCACTCCTGCTCCAACCTCTGCATGATCCTGTTAAAGGGCCACCATGCAGCAGCAAATGATTTTCCTGTCCCGGTCAGTCCGTAGATATAAAGCACTCCCTGACCGTTCCACTCCCTGACGCGGCGTATTGATTCCGTTTCCTCCGCCTTGGCAAGCGACTTTCTGTACCTCGGAGGTATCGCCGTGGGTATTGACTGCTCTGCAAGCGCGACCATCCCGGAGTAGAACATCTTCCCGCGCCTGCACTCCTTCTTGAAGAGCGGACAGGCTACCATGACGGGCTTTTCGTCTCCTTCAAGCTGCACTGCTATCTTGCCCATCCTGTCGCAATCCTCCTGACAGTCATGCACGTTCTGTTCTGCCCACTCCTGACGGGCTATCAGTCTCTCTACCGCGTTTTGGCGTGTAGGGATCATATCCGCGACGAGCGCGCTCATAGGCTTTGTAGTCAATGTCTGGTCCACCTCCTATTAAGAAATCGTTCTTGTCTACGTCTTCCCTCAGGGTCTCGCCGTTAGAGTTCTTTAACGGCTTGTCGTACTCAAACCAGCGTTCGGTAGTCGGGCCCAAGAAGGTTGAAGCGTGTAATACGTACTGCTTATCCTTCCCGCTGACCTCTGTTGTATAGTTTTTAGCAGCTCTCAATAGGCCTTCGGGGGTCGCCTTGTGAATCCGGGAATCACCCTTGAGGGTTGCCAGATAGTTTTTGTACGCGCCTTTTTTGTTCCGGTTGAAGTGCGGGTAGTTTTTCCAGAATTCTTCAAAGTCTGGTGGAAAAAGAGGAGGGGAATCACACATATGTTTTAAATCTTTTAAATCTTTATTCTTAAGTTCTTTAGTTCTTATATTCTTGACTGTGTTCATTTGTTGTTCATTTGTTGTTCGCTGGTTGTTCATTTGTTGTTCATTTTCAAATTCTGACCCCTGATAATTACAGTAGTTGACTACATTTATAAGGGTAAATCTGTTGTTCGATTTTTGCGTAATTATGTTTAATTTCTCCAGCGTTTTTAAATTGCGATATATCTTGCTTTCGCTCTGTTTTAACTTCTCTGAAAGGGATTTTCTTCCTGTGATAAAACTACCCCTTTCCATGTTTTTTTCTTCCCCATTCCAGACGACCATAGTTGGGTTATGGTTGGCTGCTATGAGGCAATAAACAAACAAGTGAAATAAATCAGGGTTGTCAAAAACCGGGTTGTCTATAATCTTGCGGTGCAGCTTGATCCAGCCATTCACAACATAACCACCCCTTTGTCGCAACAATAGGGGCGGCTTTTACACCGCCCCGCTCCTCTCTACTGTGTTGATATTTCGATCCCATTCTGCGTGCTTTCAAACCTGATCTGCTGCTGAAATGCCCCTTGTGCCTCCTCCACGTGGGTTATGACAAACACCTTCTTAAACCTCCCGGCAACGTTTCTGATTGCCTCTAGTACAAGATCCCTGTGTTCTTTGTCCTGACTTCCGAGCCCTTCATCAATCACCAGCCACTCAATGCGGCTTCCTGCTTTTCTTGTAAGCAGTTCAGCAAGCGCAAACCTGATAGCGTAGTCGATCCTGAGCTGTTCACCGCCGGAGAATGTCTCGTATGGGCGTTCACCTGCCCAGTCACGGACTATAATATCCAGCGTCTCGGCCATTCCCGACCTGCTCTTAAGCTCCCGTTGTGTCCTGAACTCCAGAGAGTGGCGACCGTTTGACATTGCGCCGAGTATCTCATTGGCTATGATCTCCAGTTCCGGTACCGCGCTTTCAATGATCAGCGCCGGGATACCGTCACGACCAAAGGCCTTGACCAATAGTGAATAAGCCTCATAGTCCTGAGATAGCGGCATGAGTTTTAGGGCCATTTCTTCAATGTCCCTTGCGGCTTTTTCTATCTCCTTCAATTTCTGCTCACACACCGCTTTTTCTCCTGTCTTGATGCGGATTAGGTTGTTACAGGCGGCAACATGGGCCTCTATGCTCTCTGCTTCGCGGCGTTTGGCTTCGGAATCTCTGAGCAATCCTGACAGGCTGGATATCTCAACTTCTACACCCATAACTTCAGCCTTCAGTGCCTCAATGTCCTTGTGAACCGCTTCGTACTGGGCAAGCGCACCCTTGAGCCGTTCTTTCAGCACCGGGAGCTCTTCTTTTGCCTTGTGCCACTCCCCGGACTCTGTGACTATTGATTGGAGCGTGGGGACTTGTGCCAAATCAAAGGACATCTTGCCGAGCTCTTCGGTTATTTCGTTGTCGCGCTTGATACCGGCTTCAACAGCTTCGTTTTTCTCGCGGATCTGCGCCTTGTAAGCAGCAAGCATCTTTTCTTTTTCGTCTATCAACCTGGCCTTGTCTGCAAGATCTCTGTATGTGTCTTTGCGCGTCTTAAGGCTAGTTATCTGCTCACCGTATCTGACTTCCGGGTTCTGCTCCTTCATTTCAGTGTATTCTTTTTCAAGCGCCTGAATGTCGGCATCAGAGAGAGACTGTAACTCCTTCTCGACCTCCGGCAATCTCCTGCTTGCTTCAGCGGCATCCTTCAGGAAGCGGCAAGGGTTATTCTGAGCCGCCGCAATATCCACACAGCCCGCATCTTTCAGCAGGTCGGTCTTTCTGGTCAGCTCTCTTATCTCCGCTTCCAACCCCTCACGCTTCGCCTTGTGCTCATATCGCATCAGAGATATCTTTGACTTTTTAGCGGCGATTTCATTTTCTGTCTGGAACCGTTCAATCTGCTTTGTTTCAAGCCGCTCGATTTCTGCCGTTATCTCTGTGATCCGCTTCTCTGCCTCCCTGTACTCTCCGGTGCGGTTCAGAAAGGCCGATAGTTTGCCCGTTTCTTCGGTCAGCTTCGACAGGGCGACCTCATCCCTACAGCTATTGGATAAGAGTGTCCTTTTTTCGTTTGTGAGGGCTTCCTGTCGCTTCAAAAGGGGATCAAGGTTTGCAAGCGTCTTTTCTGCCTTGTCTATCTCCGCGCAAACACTAAGTATGTCCGGCTCTCTTTCGAGCTTTATTCTGCATTCGCCAATAATGATTCCGCTTGATGCTAAGTTAAGATCTGCCGAATCTCTCTTTTTTTTCAGGTCAATAACCTTGACTTTAAGTTTGTCAATGTCAGCCTGAGCATTGTCGAGCTTAGCCATTTCACCGCGAAGCTGTTTAAGTGCCGCCTCATCTTTTACTGTGTCCTCTGCCGCCGCTTTTATGTCCTTGTTTATCTCCTCAAGCTGCCCCGTATAGTAGTCGCGCTCTTTTGTCTTGTCCTCACATCTTGATATCTCTGCCTTGATGTCCTCAATGTTCCGTGACAGCCCCGCAACATGTTCTTTTGCCTTCGCCTGAAGCACCTCGTAATCATCAAGACCCAGGATTTGCGACAGGATGTATTTACGCTCCCCCGGCGCCTTCTGTGTGAACTCGTTCGCGCGCCCCTGAAGGATCATTGAAGAACTGACAAGCGTGTCACTGTCCAGTCCGAGAAGTGCAACTATCTTTTCTTCTGTCTCCCTGATGGTCGCGCCGCTTGACGGGACCCAGAAATCACCCGCCAGCCGTTGCAGCTCAAGTGAGGACTTGCCCTTGCCGTTGGTCGACCTCGTGCGGATCACCTTGTAGCGTTCGCCCCTGTGTTCAAATTCAAAACAGACGGATCCGGTGTCTGATCCCAGCTTGATGAGGTTGTCAGCAGAGCAGCCGTTTTTTGTTGTTCCGAAGAGTGCCCATATGGGCGCTATGGTGAATGTTGTGGACTTCCCCGCCCCGTTCGGCCCTACCACGGCGGCAAGATCAAGGCCCTCAAGGTCAAGATCCGCGTGTCCAATCGGCCCGAAGTTATCAAGTATCAGCTTCATGGGGTTCATAGTGTTACCTCCTCAAGTATCTTCGTTGTGTGGTTTATGAGAATGTCCGAAACTACCTCGCTTATCTCGTTGGCAAGACACCACTTCTTTACCGCCTCAAGCGTCCCGATCCCCTCTTTTACACTCTCATCACGGGCCCTGTCCGAAGCGCTGACGTCTATCTTGATCTCAGCAACATAGAAAGCGCCCTCGTCATAGAGCTTCTTTTCAAAGGCCTGACGGTCAAATGCCTTGAAATCAGCCTCGGACATTTCAGCACGGAAGCGGACGATCTTATCTCTTACATCAGTTGGATTAGCAGAGAGGGTCAGGAACTCGCGCGCCGGTGTTTCAATAAACCGTGAACTGCCTATAGCTGAATCATGTATCCAGAATCCCGGCGTTATTGCTTCGTCATTGAAAGTCAACCTATCAGGTGATCCGCAGTAATATGCCCTGCTTTTTCCGTTGACCCCAATAATCTGCGGCCTGTGTATATGCCCGAGACAAGACAACTTGAACTGCCCTGCCGCCTCCTGTGTAAGTATCGGCTCATGCTGCATGACAAGTTCGTCAAACCCTGCATCACAGCCAGCAAGCGTCAGGTGAGACAAAAGGATCTCCCCGCCCTGAGCCTTCAGCCCATAACACACATCGGTCAGTTTGTCAGTCATAATTCTGTGTATCTCCTGAGCAGACAGCCCCTTGCACTCTTCAGCAGTAGCTATCTGTGAGCGGTTAAGCCCCGGGACACAGGCTATTTTCAGCCCCGCCGCCTCAACAACTCGCGGCCTTGTGACTACCTGCACCAGCGGGATATTCATCTGCTCAATAAGCCCGTAGGCGGATATCGCATCATGGGAAGGAGTACCGGAGATAGCCACGACCGGGATACCGGCAGCAGAGAAGCCGCGAAGCCATGACGTGAACGCGTCAATCTCAACCGCCGCCCTGTCAAGCATGACCTTGGAATCCTTGAACGCGTCCCCGGCGAACAGGACAAGATCGCACTCCTGCTCTATGATCTCCTGCTGACACCAGCGCATTGTGCGCACTATGTCGTCAAACCGACTTTGCGGAGTGGGGCCGGGATAGCCCAGCCCCAAATGAATGTCTCCTATATGCGCGATCTTCATCACGCCGCGCCCTTTTTCTTTTCAGCAACAGCAACCGCTATACACTTTTTGCACAGCGTCTTGCCAAAGTGCGCATTGCTGTACTCCTTGGTCCTCTTAACGCTCCACTCGTTGCCGCTTGAATCTTTGAACGGTTCAAGGATCTCACCGCACCCCTGACATTCTACGAAATCATCAAATGCAGGTTCGGGGCAGGTATCCACGACCTCTACTTCTACCGCGTCCCCGTCTTCAAAATCCGCACACTCTGCCGCACACTCTGCAAGCTGGAGCGGCTCAGAAAGCCCGCCGCCGTAGAGGGAGCTGGACCCGTTTGCAAAGCGCTGGACAGCCGCGTTCTTCAGGTCTTTGTCGTCAAAATTCGGAGATATAACCGGAACCGCGAAGGGTTTTGACAACTCCGAAAGCTCATAAGTCGGCTTGATCATCAGGGCTTCCCTTAGTGCCCTTAATAGCGCCTTGCTCTCCGCATGTGCCGACCTGAAAGCAAACGCCTGTTTGTACTGGTAGGTATTGTTCTTCATCTGCTCCTGTTCTGTCTCGCAAAGGAACTCCTTGTTTGCGGTGATAAGCCTGTAGCCACCGGAGAGATCAGGGACCGCGATAGTTACGGCCCAAGCCACATCATCTTTTGACCTGCATGTGCTGCAAGGGGCCGGGGTGCGTGTTACCTTCGCCATTTCCATGCACCTTTTACAGGAAGACGGCGTGACGCTTTCGCTTTTGACCACCTGAATATTCGCTGTAGCCATAAACTTCATGAGCCCCTTCTTGGTCAGCGCGAAAAGGTTCTTGCCTTTGTCCTGAAGGTATATGTCCCCGTCCTTAAGATCCTTGCTCACCTCTACCGTATTGATCGAGACCTTGTGAAGCGGGGATATCTGCGTGATCGTCTTGACCGGGACCAGCAGGTTGAACTTGTTGTCAGGATAGTCCCTGAAAATATCTATGCTGTTTGTACTGTTCATCTTTGTTACCTCCTAGTGATATAATTGAGTTACAGAAAAAATACTTCTCTCGTTATTGGATCGCCTTCGTTTACCGACGGAGGCTTTCTTTGTTTTCAGTTATCTCGCCCATGTCCTTACACCTACACCCGTAAGATCATCAACAATCCAACCGAGCTCCATGATCGCGTGCCACGCATCCGTTGTCTTGTCAAGCAGATCGCCACTCTCCTTAAGCGTCTCATGTATCTCCTTGATTTTCTCAAGCTGTCTGCCTGTCAGTTTCGTTTCGGGCATCTCTGACCTCTCCCTTCCCGCTTGCCTGTCTGTAAAGCTGTTCACATTCGGCAACTGTCGTTGTTTCTCTCGACCTTCGGCCAGCAGAGCAATTGCAAAAGTCAGCGTCACATAGCATCTTGATTTTTAATGATTCCATTGTTTAACCTCCTATCTGTCTGTATAGCTCCATAACTCGCCTTGCGTAATTGCGCCCGGCTTTCTCTCTACCGAACCCGCCGTTGTAAACACTTAGGGCGCGTGTCAGCGTCTCAACCCTCCGCGCATAGTTCATCAAAATGTGAATACCTGCCTTGATATTGCTCTCTGCGTCCAGTAGCTCTTCAACCTCCGGCGATTCGATAACCCCGGCTGCGTGAAGATCCTCAACGTGGAGCGGCATTACCTGACACAGCCCGATTGCCCCGTGGTCTGAGATAGACTGCCACTTAGCCCCCGACTCCCTGAGAATAAGAGCAAGAAAGAGCTTCGGCGTTACCTGTAATGCCGCGCCCTTCTGATATGCCGGGTCAGCTTTATACCGCGCAATCGTCTGCTCAACGTAGCTGTACATCTCGCGGGCCTCAGCCTCAGAGAGTGCAGGGTTATACTTCCTGATCCAGTGGATCGCGGTGTAATCAACCGGACGTGCGTGTTCAATCGTCTGTGTCGTTTCGGGCAGCTGTGCGGGCGTATAAGCAAGGTGGGCGGCGAATATCCCAAGCAAAAAGGCAAGTAAGGCGGCGTAAAATGCAAGAACACAGACTATGATTTGACGTGCCGTGTACCTGCGTATCCAGGGCGGCTTCATTTCTTAATACCCTTGACCTTATCCCCGTCATACAGCCATTTGGGCTTTGTGAAGGCGCTGGAGATCAGGACGACTATGAAGAACCACGCCGACCAGCCTATCAGTACCCCCGCAAGGATCAGTTTTGTATCGTGCGTCATATCACCCAGCCTCCCTTGTTGTAGACGTTAAGGAACTGATCGCTCAGCTCCGCACGGTGAGTACATTCAGACTTGACCTTCTGTGACTTGCTGTATTTCGGCTTCTTTGTCGCCTTGCCGTCTTCCGTGAACTCGACATCGCCGATAATGAAATCAACATTCGCGACCGACACAAGATAACCGCCCCTGACCGACTTAAATATGTGATGGACTACCCCGACGCCCTTTTGAAGCCCGACATAACAGTAAAGCGGCTCATCCATGGAATACTTGTTGCCGTTTGCCGCGAATGGCCGCTTTGAACTCGTTGATGTGAGATAACCCACTGAACCCTCTTTGAAGACGCTCATTAAGCTATCCTCCTGTCGTCAAACAAATGCTCTATCTCAGAGCGCCGCCAGTAGTGGGACTTGTGGGAAATCTTTATGCCCTTCGGTATCTTCCCGGTTGCCGCCCACTTCCAAATTGTGCGGGGCGACCGTGAGAAGATCACCGCAAGCTGATCCGCCGTGTAGATCTCATCCTGCATGTTAGGCCGCCTCCTTGCCGTTTAGTCTTCTTTCAACCTCTTTGACAAAACTGTCTTCGCTTTGGTGAAGATATTTATAGGCCGTACTCTTAGAAAGCCTTACAAGTTTGCACCAGTCGGTAATATTTTTTATTTCACCCTTGATAGAAAAATATCTTGCCCGTCTTTGTTTTTTGCGGTTCTCTTTTGATGGTATCCAATGACAATTTTCAGGGCAGTAATCAGAGTCATTGTCGATACGGTCGATAGTTAGATTATCCTGATATCCATTTGAAATTGCCCACCTATGGAAATTTTCAAATGTTAGCCATTCTTCGCAAATTCTTATTCCACGTCCACCATAAGCGGGATAATTTATTGACTTTGGGTAATAACATCTTGACTTCATTCCACACCAAATGATAAAAGTGCGCGGTTTCCCGCCAGTTGTAAGGCCATGCTTCTCAAGTTGCTTAACGTGTAGTTCATGGCTATAACATCCACAGCTCTGTGTTGTCCCCCGTATTAATTTTCCGCTTGCCACTGTTGTTTCATTTCCACAATCACACAAGCAACGCCACTTAATATTCTTCCATTGAGTAGTCCCAGAGGGGCAGATCGCCACTAATCTGCCAAACCGCATACCTGTTAAATCCCTCATTTTCACTAGAAACACACCCCTCTTTCACCAAGAAAACGATTGACAAAATACAAGCTCCCCCTGCCTGTAATCCTCGGTGTGCGGGTGATAAGAACTGAGCCGTCAGGCTTGTTGATCACCGTCTCCTTGATACGGAACAAACCCATGTCCATTGATCGCTGTGTCGGCATGTTCCGTGCGCTTCCCTGCTTCATCAGATAACCGTCTTCGCGGAGCTTCTCAAACAGCCTGTTTTGACCTATGTCAACGCCGTTTTGTTTAAGCAACTTTGCAAGATCGCCGACCAATATCTCACTAGAGCTGACTGAGACTGCATCTGCAAATAGTACCTTTGGCGCGTCAGCCTGTACCCGTGATTCAAGGTGCTGTGTTTTAGCCTGTTCTTCCTTCAAACGCTGGCACAATCCTATGATAAAGTCAGGATTGGTCAACGTCTTCTCAATCATTTCCGGTGTCATGTAGGCCCCGTGTTTTCGGATCGAGGGGAGGACTTCTTCAAAGACCCACTTCTCAAACTTCACCGCGCTTGGCAGCCTTGAGTTGCAAATGAGCCTGTATATATCCGGCTCTGGCAAGAAGGACATTTCCACCACCTGTACCGCGTCGCTTCCGTTGGCCCTGTAACCAGTGCGGACCCCTACATAACGTTTCGTTACCCCCCTGCAATGATCAGATATAGCCTTACTTGGGTTCAGATACCCGAGTGCATCAGCTATGTCTTTACCGCAGAAGAGAACCGCATCACCGTCTGCAATGGTCCTTATGTCCCCGAACTCCGGGTGATTAAATATCTGTATAGCGCTAGTCATTGCCACGTCTCCTTTCCGGTAGTATCACAAACTCCCTGTAAACGCCAACGGCCATAAACAGGACCGCCACAAGTGCGATAGTGCCCATGTCGCCGTAGACCCACTGCATAAAGGAACTGCAAGCTAGTTGTTCCATAGCTCTACCTCCTTAATTAACCTATAAGTTAAGTAATCATCCTCTCGCATTCCCCTGACCCGCTCGCGCTTGTTGTCTGCGGTCGTGGCGGTTCGGCTAGCTACCTCCCGGTCATTACGGCCAGCATCAGAGATAAGAAAAGGCTCGTGTCCTATCCTCTATTCAGTTGTCATTGTGCGGTAGTTAGTTAGATAAGAACTTCTGAAAGGACCTGTACTAATTCGAGAGCCTGTGTCCTGCTCTCCGGGTCGTCCAGCCTGCCGTTGTCTGCCAGGTCAAGTACGACCTTGATATGTCCGTCTGGACTGAAAAGCGCCCTGCTGCGTATGATTGCCTCTACAAACCGCCTTGCCTCATCTATGCCCCCTGTCGAGATTCCGACCCGGCAGGGGTAGGTGTAGGGTTTGGGCCGCGAACCAAATCATCTATCGTGCAGCCGAAAAACTTAGCAAGCAAAATAGCCGTCTCCAGCGACGGGGCTTGTGTCCCTGATTCCCAACGTGAAACGGTTATATTGCTCACGTTGAAACGATCAGCAAGATCACGTTGGGTCATTTTTTTTGTCTTTCTGAATTCTTTTAGCTTCACTAAAATCACCTCCTTGCGATAAGTTTTTGTGTTGACGATATTATTATAAACGTGGGGCGATAATATTCAATAGGTCTACAGACCCATTTTATCGTTTTATACTCTTTGAACGATAAGTTTTATTATCGTAAAAAGCCCATTGAAATATTATCGTATTGCGGATAGTATCCATTTATGAGACGCTCAAAAAAACCCGAAGAAGAAAGAAGCGAACTGGCGAAAGCCATCAAAAGAAAGCGTAAGGAGCAACACCTTACGCAAGCTAAGTTTGCTCAGAAATATGGAGTTGAAAATGTTACGGTATCCAGATGGGAAAATGACGATCAGGTTCCAAGACATACTATATTGGCAGAGATGGGACTTCTTAACTTCGGAAACAATCAACCCGTTATGGAATCCAACGTACACTTTGAATTTGACGAGCTGCCCGCATCAGAAGATGTAATTGAAATCCCCGTACTCTCGCCCGAACAGACGGCATGTTGCGGAAAGGGCATACCTTCCGCTGAATGCACATACGATAATAAGGAGAGTGTCCAGGTGCAGAAAAAGCTGATCGGGCGAATGTGCGAAGGCAAGATGCCATTTGCAATAATTGCGGAAGGTTCCAGTATGGAAAGATGGGGAATTGAAGACGGAAGCAGAGTAGTAATCAATCCTGTTGAGGAAGTCCATGATTTTGACATTGTGCTTGTATGCTACAGAGACAACCTCGCCTTGAAGAAAGTGCAGCGCCGACCTGACGGAAGCATAAGCCTGTTGTCCGCTGACGGAGCTGTGATAATGGTCACACAGGAAGAGGCAGAAGTCCCGGCTTTATTTGAAATATGGGGCAAGGCAATGTATTATAGACAGGTAAGAGCAGGGACAATTAAGCACGGTCTGTAAAGAGGAGGTGCGGCCATGTCCTTAATCAAATGCCCGGAATGCGGTAATAATATGTCAGACAAGGCCCCGTCATGTCCAAGCTGCGGGTACGTTGAAAAATCCTTTCTCAGCGACTTTTCAAAGCCCAAACCAAAGCTAGGATGCTTCGGCGTTATCTGTCTGATCGTCATAGCCTTCTATCTTATAAGCCTGTTTGGCGATGATAAACCCAAGACTACAACCTACTCAAGAGAAGATCGAGAATGGGATGCTTATTACACGGCGACCCAGTTCGTTGAGAAGCGGCTTAAAGCGCCTAAAACAGCGGAGTTTCCTAATTCCAAGCATGCCAGCATTCAATTGCTAGAAGACGGCGTTACGTACAAAATATACGCTTACGTTGATGCGCAAAATAGTTTTGGCGCAAAAATACGCTCTAATTGGTATGTTAAGCTAATCCTGAATGGCAAACAATGGCATCTGCTGGACATGGAGATCTATGACAGATAGCCTACCTGTATCGGCCCATAGAGAGACTGCCCCGGAGGCAAAATACCCGTGGCGTATCTCAATATCCTTCGGGATATCGAGAAGTGCCAACTTCGACCGCGCTGTATTTCTTGCTCAGAGCGCACCGGAGTACACGGAGAGCAACGGGATCTATCAGGCGACATATTCAGCCGACCCAGAAGAGTTCTTATCCTTCGTGAAGCTCTATGAGCTTGTGTCAGGTTGGAAGTCAGCGCACGTTATGATCAACGGCCATCTTGTGGATCGTAAGATCATCGGCAACATCAATTATTGTTACGGGGATAAGTGCAGATCCGGCAATCCTGAGTTCTGCTTCGGGGCAAGTATCTTCACGGCGAACCCGTTCGGCTGCCACAGATTGCAAATGAGCGCATGTAACGCCCCGTGGGTGGAGTTCTTCAACCCGACCGCCGACGGTGATTATCAACTTGACAAGCCACGGATCCAAAGACGTATCGACTACGCGGCACAATCTTATAATAAGTGCCCGGCATTTGATTATATTTCCATAATTGCCCGGCTGAATGACCTTCCGAGTGTCGTATCTGAACAAGAATACCTCAGATTGATGGAACAACACGGCCATCCGGGAAGAATAACCCTGACTATCAAATTTTAACCAGCACAACAACATAAGCCCCCTCTCAGAATCAACGAGAAGGGGCTTGTTTTATACTTACAGGTCTACTTATCCCTATTTTATAACTTCTTACTGAATAGCCATGTCTACGCTTCAAACTGCCTACATTTCGGGCGGTTCGGTGCCGTATTTAAGGCTATCCAGATAATCGGCGTACCATTGCATCATATTCTTGCGGATCCCGAGTAATTTAGCGTGATTATAGGACGCGCGGACGGTGTTTTTTGTATAATGTGCCAGTTGCATTTCTACCGCGTCCGGGTTCCACTCGTGTTCATTAAGGATCGTGGAGGCCATCGCCCTAAACCCGTGCATACACATCTGTTCTTTTGTATAACCTAGTGATCGCAAGGCAGACAAAGCGGTCGATTCTGACATGGTTGCGTCTCCTGCCGGGGCATCTATCGCGGGGAAGCAGTATCTCCCGTAGCCGGTGCGCTTGTAAAGCTCTGTGAATATCTCAACGGCCTGTCTGGACAGCGGGACAAGATGAAACCGCCTCTCTTTCATCTTCCCCTGAGGAATACGCCATTCTGCTTTTTTAAGGTCAATCTCCTGCCACTCGGCAAGGCGCAACTCGACCGGGCGCACAAAGGTAAATGCCTGTAGCTGTATAGCGCACCGCACAACAAAACTTTTGTATGTCTCTATGTCGCGCAGCATCTTGCCTATTTCTTCCCCGCGCTCAAGGGTGGCGCGGTTCGTTTTCGGCATTGATGAAACCTGGTCTTTTATGATCCTCGCGGGATCCTTGATAATAAGCTCACGTGCCACGGCATAATCAAAGACCTTTTTAAGGATCAGATATACCCGGTAGGCTGTTTCTCTCGTGCCGTTGCGCTCTATCTCCTCTATGATGTCCAGGAGGTCAGCGGGGCTTATATCTTCCATGGGGCGGTCTCGCAGTGTCGGCATTAGGTAGTTTTCAAGCCTGCCCCTAGTGATGTACTTTCCCCGCTCTTTACCTTTTGACCTATCCTCTTGCAGTTGACACCAACGTAAGGCAATATCGCCGAAAAGCACCTTTGATGCAGAAGCCTTGTTAAGTTCATCAAGGCGGTCCTCTTTTACGGCCTTTTTCATCTCGTCTCTTTTCGCCCGTGCCTCTGCCAGTGAGACCATGGGATATTCGCCCAGTGAGAAGCGGTGATGCTTGCGTTGCCCCGTAGTCTTGTCCGTCTTCTCCGTCCTGTATCGCCAATACTTTTTACCGTTGCTCAGCACCTCAATATACAGACCGTCACCGTCCGTCACAATGTAGGATTTATCCCTAGTTTTTAGCCCTCTAAGCGAAGTATCGTTAAGCCTTGCCATAACTGGATTTAACCCCTCTCATCCGTCAGGCGGTTTTGCGCGCCGTCATTTGACGGATTTATAGCCGGCTTTTTAACAACCCTAATTTCAAATCTGACGGATTTATAGCCGGCTTTTTATTGCGTGTATAGGTTATCATGTTCAGTCATTGTTTACAAGCAAGGGGCGAAAAGTGGGATTATAACAGCATTTTGGCAAGTAAAAGGCAAAAAAAATACCCCGCACTAAGGCGGGATATTGAGTATTTGGTGGGCCCATCACCCAACAGTATAATTGTCTGAGTTGTTGCGGTGGAGTGTGTAACCGTGGACGGTAATTGAGGTTGACGGATTTATAGCCGGGTTGGTTGGTGTGTAAGAGGAAAAGAAGAAATAAATAAAGCCAGTTTTGGGCAGAAATTATAATAAAGGGACAAGCAAGCCCCCTGTAAGCGCAGAGGGCTAAAGGTTGAAACGGGTAAACCGCAATATACCAATGTCAGTTTATGTATTATAACCTTACCACAACCGCCAAACAAGCCCGACACCTACTACAGCCTGCACCTGCCCAGCCGACCCATATCCTGCCCCGGCAAACACACCTACTCCGGGCAACTTAGCCTTCCTGATCTCATTCTTCCATGCCTTGCGTTCTGCTTCGATACTCGTTTCTATCGTAGTCAATCTCTCATTTGTTTTATCAATATAAGCCCGGAACTCCTCCGAGAGTGCGCCGTGCGCCGCTTCCCAGTATTCCGACTGCTCGCGGTACGTGCGTATCATGTGCAGCAGATTGCGCCCGGTCGGGACATCCAGCCAGTACCCGTCAGAGGGTGACACGTAGCCTTGCGGGACATACTCAAAGTTAATCGCTTCCGAGGAATAAGCGCAACTCGTCAGCAATAGCAACAGCAACAGCATCAGGAGGCATAGCATCAACCTTTTCACGCTCTTGCACTTTAATCTTTTTTGATTCTTCCTTGACCCGTTTCTCAAGCTCCTCAAGCCTCCTTCTCATATCTGCGTTCTCCTGTTTAGCCGCCTCTAGTGCCTGGTTCGTGATCTCGACCTGCGGCGGTTCAGGCGGGTATATGATTCTGTATATCCACACCCCCGCCACGATAACTATAATCAGCGCAATAACGCTAATGACCTTCGAGGTCTGATTCATTCTGGTTGCCCTCCTGCCCGTAGTAATAAGGCTCCCGGTTGGCGTTGAGCATCCCGCCGCATTGAGAGCCGTATATCGTCTCAGATGAGCTTGTCAGCCCGTACATGCCTGATACGACCAGCAACATGTTGTTGACCAGCGATAATATCCCCGGCGGGATGTCTATCCCCTTAAACGTGTGGTAGATGGCCATGCCTGCGGCGAATATGTATGTACAGACAAAAACAGGCTTCCGGGCGGGTGTTTTTGCCCATCCCCGCCAACTCATTTTTCATGCCCCACAAGATCATCTATCCGCTTATGAGCTGACTTAGCGGAGGCTTCAACACATGCGATGCGCTCGCGCTGGCCGTCAATCTTCTCGTCAAGGACAAACAGGCTCTTTTCCAACTTCTCAATGGCCTTTTGTAGAGCGGTGATGCTGTCCTTGAGGGGCGCAATTATGACGCAGCGCACGATCCCGACCACGAACATGATTATTGCGATATAAATTGTCGCGTTCTCCAATGTGATATGCACTCGCGTCACCCTCTCAGGAAGTTCTCTATCCCCGCCGCAATAGCCAACGCCATCACGTGCTGGTTGTGCCTGTCGATAAGAAACCGCTCCTCTTGCGGGTTGGTTATAAACCCCAGCTCAACGAGAACGGCGGGACAAAGAGCTTCGCGCAAGACTTTAAGGTTGGCTTCCTTATCAGGGTCGTTGTCTTTATAGTCGGTGCGCTTCCTCTGTGAGGGAAAGGCTTTTTGCCAACTCTCAAATATAGCGGTGGCAAGGCTATCACTCCTGTTCTGCCCGGGTGTTGTGTAAATCTCAAACCCGTTCGCCTCGGGCGATACAGCACCGTTGCAGTGGATGGATATAAAAGCGTCAGCTTTGAGGCGGTTCGCCATACCGGGGCGCGATGAGAGGTCAACGTTCCGATTATCGCGATGTATCCGCTTCGGACCGCTCCGCGTCAATGGTGCGACTATCCCCATGCTTGAAAGGATCTTCGACAGCTCGACCGCCACATCAAGGTTAATGTCGGCTTCGTTCGACATACGCCCACGTGCGCCCGGGTCGGGATCTCCATGTCCGGGGTCAAGAATAATTTTTATCATTTGATCACCGCCTCAATGATTTTTATCTGCCAGTCTTCCAAGTAGTTTTTACTTATCGCGTAATCAAGGGACCGCTTTAAATGCCCTTGTGAGAGCAGGACAGGTTCCAAAGCAACCGCCTTCTTCGCCAGCTTCTCAAAATATTTGTGGTCTGTCGCCCACTTGCCTAAACGCCCTCTGTACAGCCCCGCAAAGTACCCCCACACGTTATCAGGTGTGCAGTGTGGGTAGTCCTGCTTTATCTTCACGGCGTAATCGGCAAGAAAGGCTTTAGGCGATTCATACTTGCGAAAGTACGATGACTTCTTGTAATAAACGCCGTCTTTGGCTTCGGGGCTGACGAACTCCACATAGGGCTTGCTTGCTCTCCATGACGGAGGTGCTTTCAGCCCAGCTCCGTTGTAGGTATTTCTCCACAGCGGGCTTGTCCAGTGTCCCGTTTCGACAGCTGACTGACAGGTTGCGGCAAATGCGTTGATGCCCGCTTGCTTTTGTGCCAAACCGTAGAATGTTTTAGCGTCCATCGCCCAAGCAGATGAGCATAAAAAAAGAGCGACCGCAACAGCGACCGCTCCGAGATATAGACGCTTCATTCTGCCTTGACCCGCTTAATGAGTTCTTTTACCCACTCATACGCTCTTTTAATCCATTTAATCCATTTAATTATCCATTCCATTACATCACCGCCTTAATTAAAATAGCCCCCACAACCCCACCAAGCACAGTAGCCACCGCATCAAGCACTTCTACCGTGCCGTGACCTCTGCTGTCGTAGACTTCCTTGCCGATGCCCAAGAGTGCGGAGAACGAAACCGCTATCGTTACGTCAAAAGTTGCAACGTATGCAACGATAGAGGCAATCGAACCGGCTACAAAGTGTAGTAGTTTATCTCGTGGGATTGTCATTTATGAGTGCCTCCATCTCGTTGATCCTTTCACGCCAAGCCTTGCGTTGTTTCAAAATGTCAGCGTATTTAATCTTCATTGTCTCATCTTCGGCACACTTTAGTGCAACGTAGTCAGTCTGTGAGAGCAGTTGTAGCATATTGCGGATTTCGGTTTCGTAGTCCATAGTTAGACCTCCTTAGCCTATTCGGAAGCAGAGCGGGACCCTAAGGGATACAGAGGCAAGACTTGCATACGGATAACCATATTGATATACAACCCCGCATGTAGTGCTGTTACCAGACCCCACTGTTGACACCCACCAGTTAGCTCTTGACCCATTATGTCCAGCTCCCTTGATTCGGCTTTTATAGCTGTATGAAAAAATGGGATATTGTACTGTCTGCCCCGAAGCATACGGTTTAGTACCCTGTACTGCGTTACCGAATAGTTCATGTTCTGTGGGAATCCACAGTTTTCCAACATTGACCCATGACCATCCCGTTGAATTACTTAACGCACTACTGCTTGAATATCTCGTCTCCAAAAATGCCCTTTTCTCAATTACCTGTGCCTGCAACCCCGCAGGTAAACTAGCAACAAGCCCATCAAGGCTTGCCTTGAGTGCACTCACCATATAAGGAGAGGCATTGTCAGCAGTACCGTTATTGGTATTTGTCGTGTTCCATTGATACGTTGTAGCCATGCAGTCCTTAGAGATAAAATCAATATGATGCCCTATCTCTGTATCACCAGTGCGATAGTACGTATCTATCCCCGCAATCTGCGACCAAATAGTCTCAGCACCTAAAGTAAACGGTATGTAGTCGCAGATGTTCAGCCCTGAGTAATTTACCGCAGTTATACGTGCCTTAATCCATGCCCATACATCGGAGTACTCGGCTATCTCGTCAGCAAACTTGACCGTCAGGTCAGTGCCATTGTAGGTTAAGTTGTCTATGGATTCTTTGATTGCCAGTGCATCCTCGACATCTGAGGCGTTGGCTTTGAGGGCAAGGGCATCATAAACGGCGTTCTGTGATGGAGCAATTCCTAATTCCCCATCCGTGATCGCGTCAGACACCATCTCCCGCGTCAGCATCGCCCAGTTTGTGCCGTCATAGGCAAGCAGATATATGCCATTCGGGACAATAGCCCCTACCGCTACCGCTTCGCCGTTGACCTGTATCGCCTTAGCACCCGTGCTATTTACGTCCAATGTTGGCGCACTAGCGCTGTTTCCGTTGACAAACTTAACGGCGACCAAACAGCCTGTCTCCAACACAAAATTGCTAAACGCCGCCGTCTTAGCCACCGTACCTATCTCGGTCGAACAGGTCAGAAAATTGGCAAAAAGCAGTTTCAGCTTCTTGTCTATCTCGGCCATGTTCCAGTTGACATCAACGTCCCAGTTGAGGTCGCCAGCGTCATGCTTTCTGAGGCTATAATTCACCGTTGTCGAAAGTGCCATTATTCCACCCCCATCCTTCCCTTAATGTATTCGACCGCCTGTTCTACCGTAGATTCATAATCTGTAGCGGGCGGGATCGTGTATATGTTCTCCCTGCCGTTCCTGAACTCCCTCTGGAGCATGACGCTGACCTGTCCGAAGTTGCCGTTGTCAGCCCACCGCCTGACCACAAAATGTTTGCCTTTTCGCAATAGGTCAAGACAACGTGTAATTATTTCCTTGCGCTGTTCATCGTTGAAGGAGCTTAAAAGACCGAAGAACACCAAGTGCGAAAGGAAGACCAGAGGACCTTCATTCGTGAGAATGTCTTCCTGCTCCAGGATAGAAAGATACTGAACAATTCCTTGATACGTTTCATCTGTTTTCCCCTCCCATTTTCTGCCCCTGAATATCCTGTCTAGTCCGACCCCAAAGATGGGAATAAAGACGGAATCAGCGGGGTCGATTGTCAGCCTCAAAGACGGGTACTCCGCAGCAATTCGCCGCGCGATCTCCGCCTTACCCGCGTTACAGGCTCCGCATATATAAATGCTCAACGCTATCCCCCCTTAATAGCCGTATGGCTGTCTACCGTACTCGCCCAGGCCGTAGCCGGGTATGTTGTCCTCTACTCCTGTAACGTAGACCTGAGTTGTCGGCGCGCCCGCCAGTGCCGTTTCGCCCTTTGACGATCTCACAGTGGCCTTGAACCAAGCGTATGACCATATCTTGTTCTCAATGTAGGTATAGTCAAACGAAGCAACACCGCCCTCTGTCTCGGACAGAAGCGCGAAGCTGGTCCCGTTGTAACTTCGATACAGCTTGACAAAGGTCGCGTCTGTCGGTATGCCGTTAAGCCTGAGTGTCAGCCTCGTTTCGCCTGTTGATGTGTGTTCCAGCGCAAGAAGCGATATAGTGACGGTCCCTGACGGCACGTTTGATACGTTCTGACCGCCTGACGGAACAAAGTCCTCAATGTAGACATCCGGGAACTCCTCAATGTAATCCTCGGGATGGTAGGCTGTACGCTTATACTCAATACCCTTCGCGCGGTAATGGTTTGGCTCTGTCTCGTCAAATCCGACAAGCATCCACTCTTTGCCGTCAAGATAAGGATCTTCAGAACTGACCGTCTTGATGACCGAACTTGGTGATAAGTCCCATAGGATTGGCTTCATGTCGAACTCGATCCACTTTGACGCTTGCGCCCATTTAGCGTGGAACCACCCCAGTTCCCAAGCCTTAGCCTGTGAGGTCACTCCGTAGAGGTCGATTGACTTCTCGTTGACTACACCCGCCTTGTCCTGTAGGGATATGTCCTCCAAAATGACATCCTGCGCGGTATACTCCACTGAACCTTCGACATACTTAATGATGAATCGGTTCGGGATATTCTGCATTGATGCATCGCCGTAGGTCACATTATTGGCCATGGTCATCATGTCAACTTCGCGAACATTCAGCGCGGGCACTTCTTCGTCAAAGACACAAGCGAGCTTGCCGCCGTACTCCCCCAAGAGAAGCCGTCCGCATTTTGCCATGTCACTGATCGCCGTTTCAAAGGTAAAGCTGGAGCAATACGCGCGATTGAAAGTGTAATTGTACTCATCGCACTTAGCCCCCGCTTCCGCGAAGCTGATCTCATCAATGTAATCAGCCCCTATTCCAAGGCTGACCTCACGGTTCTGCAATAGCCACAAGAGTGCCTCCGCTGGGTTAGACGGACCGCCCGTGACCATCCCTGTCACGGTCGGCTTGACCATCGTGCCGTCAACATCACGAATGTGAATAACCAAGAGGGATGTCCCGTATGACTCGACAGCCTCGCTTTGGACCGCGGTGTCTTCAAGCTCCACGGAATCAAGGTACAGCTTGCCGTTATTGGAGGAAGATGTCAGCTCGACCTTGACTTTGAATGTTCCTCGATAAGGAAGATTGACCTCATAGACGCTCTCCTGTGTCCCGGCGACATTTATAGTCTCGCTGTCCTTACCCGCCTCGACTGTCTGTGTCGCGGTCTTAAAGGTCGAGCCGTTAAACAGGACCAACTCAGGACTGCCCGATACGTCCGTGCTGTAGAGGACCGACACCTTATACTGCTGTATCGCGCCGCCTGCGTCAAACTGATGGATAACGCGGACCGTGCATTTAATCGGATTAGCCCCTGCATCATGCGAAGACTGGAGGTTATAGCTCTCTGCGGCGACATCAACCGTTGCCTCTTTCTGAAAGACG